AGTATTACAAAACTACCAAAGTATCTGTCGAATACTTGTAGTAAGTTTTCATAATCCCCACTTGTCATTTCCGTATAGATTTTATCTTTATCGAAATCCATTTTTTTTGATAATGTATCTGCATATTTAAGTAAACAAAAAGCATTGCCATCTTGTCCTGTTAAGTCAATAACTATCTTATCTGACTTCTGTTTTTTTCTTATCATAGTTGTACCTCATAATTGTCAATATTTAATTTTTTAAACTTTCTTCTTGATTTTGAAAACGATATAGGTTTTGCAAATTTAATAATTTTATTCGTACCTTCTTTAATATAGGCATGAAGTTTAATCTTATTCTTTACAAAGTAAGTATTGTTAGATACTTTATCCTCGCCCCAATCGGTTATTTCTTGTAATACTTCCATTATGATTCCATCATTATTTCTATATTACCTTTTAATGCTTCAAAATGATGTTCAAAGTCTGTTGTATCAATATCAAGACCTGATGATTCTATCATATATTTAACTTGTTCTCTGGTATGTTCTATTGCAGACATAACTCTCTCTTGTGTGTGTTCATATTTTTGTTCTTCAGTCATCATAGTTTATCTCCTGTTTTTTTAAATTCTATCCATTTAAATACGCCTTCTACATAACCTACTTTTTTTTCTTGTCTAGTAGGATTTGTAAACATTGTACCTGCTTCAGATGGTTTAATATCTGTCTTATGTGAAATCGTTATATGTGGAGCACCTGGATCCACTCTTAGTAATTCTTTTTCATGTGTAGATAATCTGTATGAATCGTAAAACATACTTTCTACCCAAAATGCTTCTATATTTTCATTTGCTCTTAATTCATTAACATGAGCATTAACTCGTGTACCTACTAATTTAGATAATCTTTTAAAAGTATCATCATTAGGTTTATAAGATATTGTAATATGGTCGGACCTTACAACATCCATTGTAGCATTTTGTTTAATCATATCACGGTATGTCTTATCTAAACATACTGCAAAATATCCGTTATTCATTTATATCTCCAGTAATTTCTATTACCTTTCTAAAATCAGCGTCATCTTCAATTCCTATGAATTTTAATGATTCTATTTGTTCACTTGTTAAATCATCTGCATAAATTCTTTGTGTATCATCAAAGGTTATTTCACCTTCTGATACTCGGTTATACATATCGTTTATAATGTCTTCTGCCATATCCATAGCGTAATCGTTCATACTCATTTTATTCCTCCTCACTAATAGTTAATGTTGATATATCAATAGGATAAATTGCGAAACTTGTTGCATGTTCTTGAACACAATGTAAAGCATTTCTAAAATATCTTTTATTGTAATCACTTTTTCCTCTGTATCTGATTCTAAACATACCTTTAAAGTGTATTTTAAAATCATGCAATATATCTATTGGTAAATTTTTAGAAATTGAAGCTTCTCCATCAGGTGATAGATTATCTATTATCATTCTATATAATGTTTTTCTTGTATATAATCTTTCAGATGTACGACCTTTTAGAGATTGCATACCTAATGGTTTTCTTTTCATCCATTCGCCCTTTCCAGGCCATGTTTCAATTTGATTTAGCATATTCATTATTGAGTTACCCCCACTTGTATTAGTTTAATCATTAGTGCTATTAGGAATAGCGAACCGAATATTTGTATTGTAATCATAGTTGTGTTCCTCATTGTTAATACTTTAGTCATTCTCTCTCCAATATTCTTGGACTGATTTTTCTATCTCATCAAAAAACCCTGCTCTTCTTTCTTTTTCCTCATCATACAAGGAATCATTAAGCATTTGTTCTTGTTCAGTCATATTATTGGTCCCCTTGGATAATTCTCATACATGCGATAACTAGTGTCGCAGATATATCATGTCTTTTCATGATTGTTGTAATCTTGTATCCTCTTTTAATGTCTGATAGTATGTATTTCATAGTTTTTCTCTCTTTTGTTAGTTTCATGTACCATTATAGGACATCCGACAGTCTTTGTCAAGCTATTTCTGCCCTCCTAAACTATTGATTTTTATAGGAATAGTAAAATAATTTAAATTATTTTCATGAGAATGGTTCTCATTTGGTGTACTTTTTGTGATTTGTTGAGAATGATTCTCATTTGGTGTGTCTTTTTTAGATTCCATACATGGAGTATATACCATCTAAAATGCCATGTCAAGCTATTTTTTCACTTTTACATAGATATTTTTAGGGTAATCTGATATGTATATTGTTGAGAATCAATCTCATTACCGAAATCATCTGTTTGATGAGTTAAATGTATTGGTATTCTAACTTCTTCTAATATTTCAACATTATTCATTTCTTTAATTTTATCATACTCACTCTGGTCCATTTCTTTTGTTTCGTAGTGGTTCACATTTTATCTCCGGTTAGTTAATTATTTCCAATTATTTTTGACCCAATCTTGGTCTGATTCGTGTGGGTCAGGTTTACCATGGAATACAGATATTGAAGCACCTTCTAATCTGGTGAAATCCCATTTACCACGGTCGAATCTAGGATTGATTCTATCGTGCCACTTGTATGAAAATGTCCATTCATCAGGATAAGGTTTTACTGACGGTTTTGGTTTTACCTTTAAGTTAGGTTTATCTGTAACAATGTCTGTTAATAATTCTGAAATTACATCTTGGTCACCTTGTTTCCCCATAAGTCTATTTTTCTCTTTTATAAACGGATGCCATATTCTTGATATTTCTACTGAATTATTCCATTTCATAACACTAGAATTAAACCCCTTTGTAGGATAACTAAAATCTCTAGTTCCTGAAAATTCATCTTCTGCACTAAATGTGATAAACTTATCTATGTTTTCTAATATGACTACATCTAAATCTAGATAGAAATTAACACCTTCTAAGTTTGCCTTTGGAGAAAACAACTGAAGTTTATTCCACCAACCTTGATAATCTTTATGATGAAATTCTCTATACTCAATATCACCATCTATTATTTTATGTAATTTGACATGGTCAGTAAAACATATAAACTTGTGAGGTATAGTTAAATGTCTTTGTATCATATTATATAATACTTGAACATATTTGTGGTCATACTTATCGCCATAAAATACACAACATACATTTATCATACTACTGTTTCCTCAGCACTTCAAATGCTTTACCACTTTCTATTTCAGGTAAAGTAAATTGATTTTCTACAACAAACTTCATCCATTGAGTTACAATTTTTCTACCTGGTCTAGCAGGTTTTTCTATAAATTTTAAATCTGTACTTGCAATCGGTGAACATATATTTTTAACATGACATATTACAGGTGTCATATTCATAATAGCGTCAATTGCCGATAAACTCATATTAGTAACTAGACAATGAGCACCTTTTAAACTATCTTTTATATCTGTATTCCAAAATTCATTTCCTGGTCTAGGTTTATTTCTTACTTTTATTTCTCTGTCTGTATGTTTTTTTAATTCAGTTACACACTCATGTATCCATTCATCTTGATTCATACCATCTATATTATAAGTTACCATTTGTGATGAAGGACAAACTAATATATGTTTTGTTCCACCTGTTTCCCAGCCTTTAAATTCTACATTAATACCTTTTGATTCTAATTCAGATAATCTTTCACCTGTTCCAACACTACCTGTTATTGTATGTAAATTTTGATGTACGATTCTGAAGTATGTTTTATCATAGTTATTAATTTTAGGTTCTGGATATCTTGTGATTTGTTCTGTAAAGTATCCTACATCTACATAAAACCATTTCTTGTTTTCATCCATACACTTTTGAATCTCTGACACATTCTTACCTGCAAGACCCCAAAAGAAATGCACTTCTTCATCTGATTCTGGCCAACCTTTTTTAAATGATTCCCATATTTCATGGGATAGACATTTATTCCAATCTAATTTATGATATATATTCATTAATTTTTACTTCTTTAATTCGCCTACTGTTTCTCTTTGTATATCATCATGGTCGAAATGTGCATAGTATAATTCAAATCCTACACAATCTTCTAATGCTTCAAACTGGTGATACTCACCTGGAGATACACTCATGAAATCACCTGGATTTAAAATTGTCATATCTACTAAATCATAATCATTTTTCCAAACTCTAATCAATAGTTTTCCAGTCATACAATAGAAACCATTAAATTTAAAACTATGTTTATGTTTACTACATACACCACCTTTTTTAATATCTATTCTATGAAACTCAATATTAGAATTTGCAAAAACTAATTCTGTTTGACCCCATACTTTACCTGATATACTGCCCATAATTTTTCTCCTTTTTATTTATTACTAACACATTTCCATGCTGTTCCATCTTCTATTTCTGACATTGTAAATTGATTAGCTAATAATGAATCTATCCATTGTTCTCTTTCAGTTGTATATAATGGTTCTTCTATTTGTGTCATATCTGTTAATGATACTGGTACACCCATTGATTCATTAGCACAAAAACTAGGTACACCACTCATGATAGATTGTATTACTACTGTTGATTGATATGATACTGTGCAATAAGCATTTTCTAAATCTTTTTCTAATGGTGTTGTATCTTCTTTTGCTCTAATCACAATTGGTTTTTTACTATGTTGTTTAATAGTATTTAGCATTTGTACTTCCCAATTATTATCATACCAATAATATTTTCTAACATGACTACTAGGTGGTATAACTAAAATATATTCACCATCATGTTTCCATGGTTTTAATTTCACATGTTCTTTATATTTTTGTATTCTTTTATAATCATCATCACTTAATTTTTTCATATCTCTTATGTGAAAATAATTCTTAGTTAATCTGTATATCTTTTCATTAAAAATTTTAGATGGATTGTGCTTATTACCAAAAAGATAAGCATGGTCAAAATAATAAAAGTCTTGATTAAGTCTGCTACATTCCTCTATTAGTTGAGCCGTACCTCGTAACATACCAAATACTGTAATAGGATTTTTAAAACTTCTATCGTAATCCCATTTAGTAGTTTCATATTGACCAACAGTTGTACTTGGTCTTTTATATAAATGTCCTTTTGCACTATTGACTAATGCTCTAACAGGTATATCTGTGTTCTCTCTTGTTTCAAATCCGTCTATCATTCTATCCACGAACACTCTTTATGATATTCATTCCATGTTTCTGAATATGAACAACCTGCATACTCTTTAAACCAAGGACCACCTTTTGTGAAATGAATATTATTAACTTTTGATTTAGTATTATAACCTGGTTCATCTACTAACCAATTCCATTCTAACGGCAATTCACCAATTAGTTCTTCACTTTCTAACCATTTAAATTGATGTAGTTGTAAACCTGTTGCACTATTAACATAGTCTGGTGTAAGTTCATGACACTTATTACAGTTCATTAACATAAATGATGACCAATTCTTTTTATCATACTTTGTTTGCACTTGACCTAAAAACTTTTTATCTTCTTTAGGTGTATAATTATGTTTACATAATTGTACTGCATACTTATCATCTCTTAATCGCCACAGTTCTGCAATATCACCTAACATAAGTTGGTCGCAATCCATAAATACACCCCACCCTTTATAATTCATAAGATGTGGTACCATAAATCTACTAAATGAAAATTCTGTTGATGATAAATTATTTCTTTCTCTTACAAAATCATCACGAAGGTTTGGTAAATAGATAGGTGTTATTGATACAGGTTTTGTGCTGTTTCTTAATATACTATATGCAAGTGTATTAAATGCAACCTTTTCTTTACTATCATATCCAATGAATACATTAATCATAACCACCTATACTCCAATATACTAACATAGCTATTGCTATTCCCCAACATATTAAATAAAAATCAATCATTTCTTGCGACCTTTACTTATTACCATTTTATTTTCACCACTATACCCTTCAGACTTTCTAATAGGACCTTTTGTGTGGTCATAATATTTTCCTAAAACTGACCTTGCCTGAACATGAGCATTTTTTTTGTCACCTATATTTAAATTTTGTATTTTTCTTTTACCCTCAAATAGTATTCTTACATGGTCCCAAACATAACTATCATGATGTTCTCTTAGTTTATATATTTCATCAGTATTATACATTCTTAACATTTCATCAGCATAATTTTGTATCTCTGGATGTTTCATATTGAAACCTAAAAAACCACATTCACTATATTGACTACCTCTACCAAGATAAGTCATCATACAATCTTCTCTATATAATTCTTTTCTGACAACATCTTCAGTCATTGGATTGTAAAATACACTATCAGCATCCACACCCATTATAAAATCATAATTACTATATTGTTTTATAGCATGACAATAGGCATATACTTTATAACTAAATCTTACACCATCTAATAAGAAACCTTTATTACCTAATGGTCTATGTTTATTTCTATCTACAAACTTTTTTAAATCTGGTATAGATTCAAACATACCATCATCTTCATTATATACTGTATAGGGCCATTCCCAATTATAAGTGGACTCAAATTTATGAGCATATTCTTTGTATAGTTTATTATTCCAAGTTGTAATTGTAAGTAATTTCATAATGACATATTATATACTTTCTTCCAAACTGCAAAATTAAGTGTACAAAATAATTCTTTTTGAGATTTAAGACCTGGACCAGCCTTATCTGTACCGTTTTCATTTTTCACATGTTCTCTATTATTTAAATATCTATCCTCAATATCTTTCTCCCCATACTCAAAAATATCCATAAGTTCTTTATCGTTCAATGTTTCTCTTATATAATCTTTTAAAACTCCTTTATCAGGTGCTGGTTGGTCCATTCTACCTATTAGTATTTCATCTGTAGGAAAACGCCAACCTGTTTTTCTATGATTTAAAATATAATCAGGTAATAAACCTTCATATGATTTTCTTTGTAAATACTTATGTTTTGTTTTTGGAAAGTCTGAAAATTTTTTATCAATTTTTAATTCACTAGGCAATGCTCTAACATAATCTCTTAATGTTTTATTAATTATTGGAAATCTACCTTCCATACTAAACGCCATACCTAACTTATCGTTTCTCACTAAAAAATCTTCTGCTAAAGAATTTAAACTTTCTGTATATAAAAAATTATTCAATTCATCTTCTTGTAGTTGTTTTACAGGTAACCACTCATTTAGATAATTCATCTGGTCATTTAAACTACATCTTAATTCAGGATTTTTAAGTGGTGTATTATATGCACTCAACCAAAATAATTTATCTTGCCAATTCTCTTGTTTAATATGATGTTTATAACCTGCAAACAATTCATCACCACCATCACCAGCCAAAGTAACTGTAATATCATTTGAAGATATAAACTTATTCATATTGTAATAAGTTGGAAAACTTTTACCTTGTCTTGGTTCTTCTAATGCATAAAAAGCGTCTTCAATACTATCAACATAATCTTGTTGTGTTTGATATAATACATTGTTTTCAATGCCCCATTCTTTGCACAGTCTTTCTGCAAGTTCACTATCATGATTCAATAAACTTTTAGGGTCTGTTGTTGCAAAACTAGATGTAAATGTTCTAGGTTTTAAACCTAATTCTTTCATCTCATAAAGTATTGATGATGAATCTAAACCACCTGATAAGAATAGTCCTATATTTCTACGACCCATTAAGGTTTGTTGTACAGAATAGTTATGTTTTAATTGTACTTCTCTTTTAACATGGTCTATATCTAGGTTATCTATTACATCTAATTTATAATCTAATAAATTATAACTTTTATCATTTACTAATACTTGTCCTGGTACTAACTTTTTAATACCCTCAAACATAGTTAAATAACCTGGCACATAACCTTGATTATAATATAGACCTAATGCTTTCTTACAAACTTTTCTTTCAAAACCACACTCTAATAAACTTTTAATCTCACTAGAAAAATATAACTTATCTTTTATATAACCATAATATAGTGGTTTTGTACCATTGGTATCTCTTGCTAAAATTAATTCTTTTGTAGTCTTATTATAAAATGCAAGAGCAAACATGCCATCACATTTTTTTAGAAACTCCCAACCCTCATTCTTTAAACCTTTTGCTAAAGCTTCTGTATCATTTTTTGAATTTTGTTCTAAATCTTTATAGTTATATATTTCACCATTGTAAACTAATACACAATTCTCATGTTCATAAGGTTGTTTACCATCTTCTACTTTACCTACAATTGATAATAGATTATGACCTAATGTAATGTAGTCATCTTTGAAAATTGAATTGCCATCAGGACCCCTATGATGAGCAGCCTTAATCATCTTCATAACCAAATCAAATTTTACATCAACTATACCGTGAATTGCACACATACTAATCCTTCATAATTTTAAATTTATAATATAATTATCTAACCATTCTTCAAACTCTAATGCTGGTAATGGTAACTCATTAAGGTATATTTGTTTACCATGAGTTCTAGTAAACTTTCCTGTTTTTTCTATTTTTTTTATTTTTTCTGGCAATTCTATATGTTTACCTAACATATATCTTCTGGTGCCAGGACCATAGGGTCTTATTTCAGAATGAACAATAAAGTAGTATTCGCCCATGTCTTCTACTTTTTTTAATATTCTATTGAGTGTGGCTGCCATTATTTAAACCTCTTGTCAATATATTTTTTTGCTGTATAAACTAGAAGACCTAGTATAATATAAATTATACCATCTTCCCAAGATATATTATTTAATAAATCTGCTGTTATGTCTATCATTTTAATAATACCACATTACAAATTTGTCTATGCATGTTTGAATTAATTTTTGTAATTCCATGCCATCCTTCTTTTGCATTTTTAAATAGACAAGAACGATTACCTAAAACACTTGTTGTTACACAACCCTCAAATTCTCCAGGTTCAGGATTCATTCTACTTACTTTTCTACCACGATAAAATACTGTCTTACCACCCATTTTATCTGTCCAACCATTAGGCATAAAATAAAATAAGTGTGAACCTATTTTACCCAAACTATCTACATGAGGTGATACATCTAAACCACCTTCTGTTCTGTGAAAGTCAAATCTTATTTTGAAATCTTTTACTTTTAATGCTTTACAAATAAATTTTTTATAGTCTTTATTTGTTAAAATATTATTAACAAACATTTGCCATGAAGAAGGTAAATCTTTTACACCTTTCATATACTGTTCAAAATATTTACTACCTTGTGTTTCACCTATACAAAAGAATCTACGACAATGTGGTCTTTGACCATGTTTTCTTTCTTCTGGATATTCATCTTTAAATAAATCATTTTTTGGAAAATCTTTTAATAATCTATCATACATATTTGGCCAGATAAATTCTACAAAATTTGCATGGGGGCAAAAATCAGTATTGTACATATTATATTGTCCTTCGGCAGGTATATTAATCATTATTTATGTCCTCTTATATCTCGTTTACATTTTAGACATGGTGAGTTTTCAATCCAGTCAGCATTATTTATTCGTTTCTTAAACCCTTGATATTTTTCACTTGCATAGTTCACAAATATATTTGATTCTTTTTTTAAATCACCTACTGTCCATTCACTATGTAGTTCAGGTGCTATCATATCGCAACATGCCGTCATACTACCATCATATTCTATATAAACACCTTTGTCCATACTTGTACATGGTTCAGTTCTTTTATAATTAAAATCTAAAACTGTACCTGCTCTATTCATACCGTTCTTCCAATAATTTCTTGCATGTATAGTAGACTTGATAGCTGGCAGTCTATATCTTATCCAGTCTTTATCTTTAAAATTATCAGGATTAATTTCTGGTACATTTATCTTTTTGCATATCTGATTTATTCTTTTGAACACACCCATTTCATCATATTCTTCTACACCATTTTTTAGATATGCCTGTATAGCAATATGGTCTACATAAGAATCTAATAGTTCATCTATATAATTTCTATCTAAAAAATCTGCATTTGTATTGATACTAATTTTTGCATTAGGTATGTAATAATTCATTAATCGACATCTTTCTAATATATCTTCTTTATGTGCAAGTGGTTCATGATATCTAGAAATATCTATACGACCATCAAAATCAATTTCTTTTAATTGTTCTAGAATACTTTGAAACATTACTTTATCCATGAATATAGTTTTCTTTTTATCTTTTCTATTAACATCATCTCTAGATAATGGACAAAAGTTACATGTACGATTACAATAGTTATGCATACCTATTTCAATAGATTTTATGTTGTCTTTAAATAATTTTTGTGCTTCAGTAATATTCATTAGTATGTGTAAATCTCCGGCAATTCATTAAATAGTTTGTCGTATTCTTCTTCTGATATTAACTTAGCGTTTGAAGCTGGGTAATCACTTTCTACCCCTTTCGTAGTTGCATATCGACCCTTATCAGATTTATATAACCTTTGTTTTGTTTTTTTCCACTTTTCATTTTTAAACTCATCTGGTTTATTAGTAGTTTTTTGTGGAAATACTTCTGGTTTTTGTGGATTCATTTTGTTACTTGTCCTGGCCATTGACCTCTAGGTAAAAATGTATGTTTTACAATATCATCTTTTTGATTTCTATTTGTAACAACATATGCCTCTATTAAATCATAATTATTTTCTTGTGCCCAAATAACTCTTTTGTTTCCTGTATGCACACCATAACCCTCTACAAAATCACCTTCTAAATTATGTCTTGGCCATCTTTTAGACTTCATTGGTTCCCAATAATTATCTAAGTGTACTACTATTACAGGCCACATCATACCTACACTTTCAATACTTTCTGTAAATGGTTTCATTTTATTTGCAAGCCAATTTCTAGGTGCAGTAATAAGTATATCTTTCACAGGAAACATTTGTGTTGTTAATATAGGTCCTTCTTGAAATACTTCTGAAGGAACACGATTACTTGCTTCTAATATTTTCATAACCACATCTTGCAATGTAATAAGCATCCACAATGTCCGTTACAGGATTAGATAGTGTTTGCATATCCATCATTTTCATTAAATCAGTTTTTGTATCTTTACAAAATTGTTCATACATCAATTCTTTATTTGCATTACCTTTATCTGTTGCAAACTTTTTAACAATACTAGGTGCTACTGTAACATATTTTAATTTTTTTGAAAGTAAAACATGTTTTAATATACCACAGTTTTCTGCAATTTGAAATATTGCCTGACCTTTACTGCCGTAAGAATATCCTTCTATATGTACAGTTTGTTCACCATCAAATAAATTCATATCACCATAACTTCGTAATGATTTTATTGCCCAATTAGAAAGATTATTAAATCTAATAATGGGGTCAGTCCATTCTTTGTATTCACTACCTATTATATTTTTACCAAAATTACCAATATATTTTTTCTTAGAAGATACATAATAAAATTTACAGTTTTCAAATGATAAGTCGCCGGTTGCAATACAAATTGCTGGCGAATTTAAACTGTAATCAATTCCAATCGCTTTTATCTTCTTCATCTATAAATGCCTCATCTTCTAGTTCGTGTCCACAGAATGGACAAGTTAAAGGTGCTGATGGATGTTCGGCATCCCACCTTACTTCATACGGCGTATCGCAATTATCACATTCTATATTCAAGTATTGATATTCAATCATAATTTAAAGTTACTAAATGTATCCTTCTCTACATCTTGTTTAATACCACCAATAACATAACTTTCAATTTCTGTTTCTTGTGGTGCATTTTGTAAACCTTTAGAGTTTAACCAATGTTGTACCCATGGTAATGGATTTGTTTTTTGGTCATACTTAGGTTCTAAACCTATAGTTCTCATTCTTCTATTCGCCATGTGTTCTACGAATCTATGAAGTAATTTTTCTGATAGTCCTATCATAGAACCTTTTGTCAATAAGTATGTTGCCCAATCTTTTTCTTCTTGAACAGCCTCATCATACATATCGTAAACTTGTTGTTCAGTATCTTTGATTACTTGTAACATAACTTTATCTTGTTCATGTTCACGATAGTTATTAATTATTTTTTGAGATATTGCTAGATGTTGTGATTCATCTCTTGCGATAAGAGATATAATCTTAGCAGAACCTTCTAATTGTTTTAGTTCACCAAATGCAAAACTACATGCAAATGATACATAAAATCTTAAACCTTCTAAAATGTTTACTGTACATAATGCAAGCCATAATCTTTTTTTAAGTTCGTATTCATTTACATCATGTCCCATTATTTTTTTGTAACCTATTTCAATTAAATCATCATATGCCTTTGTTACTGATTTTGCTCTTTGTCCTATCTTTTCATCATCAATGATAGTATCAAATACTTCATTAGGATTTGGATATAAGTTCTTTATAATATAAGTGTATGACCTAGAGTGAATTGTTTCCATAAAATCCCATGTTATTAAACAAGATTCTAATTCAGGTAAACTACAGAAAGGTAAAAATGCAAGTGCTGGTCCACGACCTTGTACACTATCTAACATTGTTTGATATTTTAGATTAGATGTAAATATAAATTTGTGTTCTTCTCTTAGATTCTGATAATCATTTCTATCTTTTTGTAAAGATATTTCTTCAGGTCTCCAAAAGAAACCTAATTGTTGTTGTGTTAGTTTGTCAAATATAGGATACTTAAATGTATCGTATCTTTGTACTGCTAAATCTTTACCAAAAAACATTGGTTGTTTTGTAAAGTCTAATCCTTTTTCTTTGTTAAAAACACTTTTCATATTGTGCATGATTCACACTCCTCTTCTTCTGTTAGTTCTTCTTCCTTGTATGTTGAATCATCCTCTAGTACATCAGGTTTATCATCTTCATCTATCTTACCATCATATGTATTTTGATAGTAAGATGTTTTCCATCCTAGTTTATAAGTCGTAAGAAGGTCTTGTGCCATTACTGATAATGGTACTTGATTCTCCTCGTAGTCTTCTGGATTGTACGACCAGTTGCCTGATATTGCCTGGTCAAAGTACTTCTGCATTACTGCAACGATATTTATATATCCGGTGTTCCCACCCATACTCCATAGTAAAGTGTATTTACTTTTCAATGATAAGTATTGAGGTACTACTTGTTTAAGTGGTCCTTGTTTTGATTTCTTGACTGATAAGAAATCTCTAGGTGGTTCAATGCCGTTTGTAGCATTAGAAACCACACTAGATGATTCTGATGGCATTTGAGCTGATAGAGTGCTATGTCGGAGACCATGCTCAGTTATTTCTTTCCTAAGTGATTCCCAATCTAGAGTTAGTTTGCGATTTACAATCTCATCCACCTCTTTCTTGTAAGTATCAATAGGTAAGACGCCATCAGAATACTTTGTTCTATGAAAATACTCACATTTACCTTTTTCTTTTGCAAGTGTATTACTTGCTTTCAATAGATAATATTGAAAGTGTTCTGTTAATTCATCTACAGCATCCCATGCCCCTTGTTCATCATATTTGAATCCTGATTTTGCGAGATAATGTGCAAGTCCTATATACCCAATACCAAGACTTCGGCGTGCCTTTGTACTAACTTCAGCAGCTTTGACAGGATAACCTTGATGGTCGATTATCTCATCTAAAGCTCGCACAGACAAGTCGCACAAACTCTCTAGGTCATCATAATAGACTAGTTTACCTATATTGATAGCACTTAGTATACATAGAGCGATTTCCCCCTCACCATCAATGTGCTGAAGTGGTTCTGTTGGTAATGTAATCTCTTGACATAAGTTTGACATTCTGATTAAATCTTTAAATGATGAGTGAGTATTACAATGGTCAATGTTCATAATATAGATACGACCGGTTTCTGCCCTTTCTTTTAATATAGACATGAACAAATCTTGTGCATTTACTTTCTCTTTATATACTGAAGTTTTTCTTTCAGCAGCCACATATAATTCATCAAATTTATCTGTACCCCAATTTTCATATAGTTCAGGCACTTCATGTGGTGAGAATAATGTTATGTCTTCATTCTTAATAAATCTTTCATAGAATAGTTTTGATAATTGTATTGAGTAATCTAGTTTTCTAACTCTGTTATCATCACTACCTTTATTATTTTTTAAAACTAATATATCTTTTATTTCTTGGTGCCATACTGGAAAGTGTACTGTTGCACTTCCACCTCTTACACCATTTTGTGTACAACATTTTACTGTAGCTTCCCATTTTTTTAAGAAAGGAATAACACCGGTATGTTGTACTTCACCACCTCTAATTCTAGAATTGATACCTCTGATACGGCCTGCATTAATACCTATACCTGCTCTTTGAGCAACATATCTTCCTATCGCCATGTCAGAAGTAAAAATTGATTCTAATGTATCAGCACTATCTACCAATACACAAGAAGCATATTGTCTAAGTGGTGTTCTAACACCTGCCATAACTGGTGTTGGTATATTGATTAAGTGTTTACTGATTGCACGATAATACTTTTTGACATATGTAAGTCTTGTATCTTTAGGATAATTAGAAAATACAGTAGCTGCAATTAACATGTACATAAATTGAGGTGTTTCAAAAACATCACCTGAACTTCTATCTTGTACTAAGTATTTGTCAATGACTTGTCTTAGACCTGCATATGTAAATTCATAATCTCTTTCATGCACAATCCATTGTTCCATTCTGTCCCAATCTCTTTTATCATACCACTTTAATAAATCTTTATCATAGACACCTAACTTAACACCTTTTTGTACCTGTTCAAATATATGTGGATGGTCCCATAATCTTCTGTTGATAGATTTTCTTAGACCAAATAATAATAGTCTTGCAGCCACATATTGATAGTTTGGTTTTTCTAATGATATTAAATTAGCTGCTGACTTAATTAATATTTGTTGGATGTCTTGTGTTGATATACCATCGTGAAATTGTAGACCACTATTCATTTCTACTTCTGAAGCCGATACTCCGGTTATATCTTCACAAGCATATTCTACCATTTCATGTATCTTTTCAATATCAAGAGGAACTTTACCACGCCCATTTCTCTTAACTACATAAATTTGTTGTTCATTCATATTTGCACTCTCTTCCAAAAATCAAGTTTAGCCTTTGCAGCTAAACTGTTATGTGTATTGTTGATGATTATATCAGCAACTTGCTCAGAAGTCAAGCCTGATAGAATCATATCGTTAATGTCTTTGTGTTTAAAGTAATCTGGCCATATAACGATACTATAACCTTGTTCAATTACACTATACATCTGTTTGATGATTTCGTAATTTCTCGGTTCGTTATCATATATATAAGTTATCTGCTCACTTGAAAGACTTTTTTTAATATTTTTTAAGTCTGCCCCAGCGGCCGCCAAACAATTGTCTAAAAATATACTATCTAGAGGACCTTCTACTATTTTTATTGGTTCTAGAAAGTTTACTCTTTCAAGACCATAGACTTTTTGTTTACTTTCATCTAACTTAATAGTGATATATTTAGGTTGTTCTTTACCAAAAGCACGACCTTGAAATGCAAATAGTTTACCTGATTCATCAAAGAAAGGTATTATCAATCTAGGATAATCTCTATCTGTATTTTTAAAAGTCTTAGGTTTAACTTTATTAACTAAAGTCATAAACTTATCACAATAAAATAATAAGTCAAATTTATCTTCAGGTATTTTTCTATTACTTACATATTTTCTAGCAGGATGATTATCATTTAAATCTGAAATCTTTATACCTAAGTCTAGTTTAAATTCTACTTTTTTAAAGACAGGTTTAAAATCTACTTCTTCTTTTTTAATTGGTCTTTTGAATTTCTCAAAACAATATTCTGAATATAATTTATTGTCTTGGTCTTTTACAAAATTAGGCATATTAGTACCATGCCCACAATTATGACATTTGTAAAACATGTCATTTTTGACTGCATACAAATATCCTCTTGCCTTGGTTTTATCTTTGCCAGAATCACCACAATAAGGACATCTGAAGTTAAACAGATTGTTTCCTCGTTGTTTAAATTGTTCTAACCTGGTAGATAGAATATTGATATATTTTAAATCTATATAATTTGACATAACACTTGTGTAAGTATACAGGAGTATACATGATATGTCAAGTCTGGTTGATAGTTAGATTAAAAGAATCCTGCTGAATTGATGATTTTTGGCATGTTTTTTGCCACTATGAATCCTATAGCAAGAGCACCACCTATAATCAACCATCTCCATCTTTCAAGAACGGAAACTCTTCCGTCAAAGCAAGATTTTAAGGTTTTCATTTCTAGTAGTAATCTTTTTTCAACTTGATTTATATCTCTTTGTAAATCTCTATACACCATATCTAATTCTTCACCCCTTTCTCTCACTTTATCAAATAAGATTTCTTCAGTTTTTTCTGTTTGGGTAAGTTTTTGCTCATGCACAGCTAACATCTGTTTAATAGATGTTGATACATCAGTTAGTTTATCTATGGCAGTATCTAATCTAGAATGAAACATACTAGCGTTAGCTATATCTTTCTTCATTCCTTCTATGTCTACTGCTAGTTTCTGTAAATCGTTCTCTGCCATATGTTTATTTATAATCGAATAGCAATTGTGTTTTTATCTCGATACACCTATACTTGGCGTCTATTACTATGTTTTGCTTTTCATTTCTATTTATTCTTTGTTAAAAGTCTAGGACTGTACTAGGGGGTAGCACAGCCCTAACTAACATTTGTTAAAATCTACTTTTTAATATACTTACTTTTTTAGTAGCACGCCTGTGTCTATGTTCTTTTTGTAGGCGTGTCTTCATCCAATCCAGATTTTTTAAGTACATTTCTTGTAGTCTTGTAGGTATCACCTTTCTAATAATTTTTTCTAATTTAGTTTTTTGTGTTAGTGTCAAATTTTTCCTCCGTTCGTAATTAAATCTTTATCGTTATTATATGCCATACTATAACTTTTTGATTCATTGGATAAATATGGACCACCTCCTCTACAATGATTCAGTTTGTTCAAATTAAATTTTCACTACTTCGGTGTATATATTGTTATCAGTTCCTCCTTTCCTTTAACTTTAATTTTATCTATTTCTACTGATTCTATATTCTTTAATTTCTCCATTGTGTGTGAAGAATATAGAGTAGAAAGTATGTCACCATTTTCATCTTTATAGTTTCTTGTAGCAGCTTCTAAACGAGCTGCAAGATTAACAGCATCCCCAATTACTGAATAATCAAATCTTGTATCACTACCCATGTTACCTACGATACAGGTTCCAGTATTTACACCAGAACCTATATTGATGTCGGGTAGTCCTTTTTCTTTGAAATCTTGTTTTAATCTTTTTGTTTCTTCAGCACATTCGACAGCAGTTTTTACTGCCATTTCAGCGTGGTCTTTACAATCAAGTGGTGCATTCCAAAATGCCATGATACAATCGCCCATGTACTTATCAACTGTACCACCATTTTCTAGTACAATTTTTGTCATGCGATTGAGATAGTCATTGATAACTTCAACTAGTCCTTCTGGGTCATCTTTGTTTTTGTAGTATTCTGATATTGGTGTAAATCCTACTATGTCCATAAATAAGAAACTCATTTCTTTTCTATCACCACCTAATTTTAATTTACTTGGGTCTTTTTGTAATTCAGCAACTTGTCTTGGGTCTAGATATGTTTCAAATTGTTTTCTTATTTGCTGTTTCAATCTAAACTCTAAGATGAATCTATTGAATATACTATGCATACCGACTATAGTAATTACAATTATTATCCAACTTACATCCGATAATATTAAGTATTTATCAAATAAGAATTTTGAACCAAAAACACTTGCACTATATAAGGATATTAAACTTAAACCTACAAACCAGTAGGGTGTAAATCTTGATATTAGTATAACAGTAAGTCCTAATATAACAGATAAAACTAATTCTAAAAATGAACTTATATCATATCTATTTATTTGTTTACCATCTATCATAGTTTGCAATGTAGAAGCAGATAACATGTAATCATATTTTTCACCTACTGGTGTTGCAATGATACTGTTTAATCCTTCTGCTGTTGTTCCTATAATTACAGTACGAGCATTAAATTTTGAAAAGTCATTTGATGAAGCTGATATTGTTTCAAAAGTTTTATTCCATCTCAACCATATTCTTGCATTTGGGTCGGTACTTATAATAGGAAAACCTGGAACTCTTACTGCTTGAACACCACCTTCTCCTGCCTTAACTTGATAACTAGGATTGCCTGTTGCAACTCTAATAACTTCTAAAGCGATTGTAGGATATGTTTCATCACCTATTCTCATTATCAATGGTATTCTTCTTACGACACCATCTATTTCTGGTGCTGTGTTTATAACACCTACACCATTTGCATTTTGACCTAGTTTTGATATTGGTCCTAACATACCTTCCCATTCAAAAAGATATGGTAATGGATTTCCTATTTTTGCAACTCCTCTTGGTACTGAATTTTTATTTACTTGTGATGTTCCTACTTGTGCAATAACAACCCCATTATCAATAAGTGTTTGTGCAAGAATATCATCACCACCCATTCTATCTTCTTCTGAGAATAGTATAGGTATCATAATGACACCAGCACCTGATTGTCTTAAATCTGTTATGACTTGTGCAAGTACATCTCTTTTCCATGG